CACAAGAAGAGAACTTACTTCGAGCCCAATTAGATATGGCGAATGATGAAAAGTTACTTGACAAACAAAAAAATTTATTAGAAAATTTGAATAGAAGTAAATTTGAAATATCAAACGGTCAATTAAAAACTATTAATTTAGAAACACCTATTATTAAATGTGGAAATAATTTATTTTTTACTTATGATGAAGCTATAAACTTTTTAATAAATAAAAAGAAAGTTTCTACTGATAGTAATAGAAATACTATAAGAAAAGGAATAATTAATTCTATAACAAATAAAACTAAATATTGTAATTTAACTTTTGAATTAAGATAAAAGATAATAATTGATTTTATTATCTTTTTATTATATAATATTTATATAGGAAAAATATTTGATAGAAAGGAGAGGGATACGCGATGAAGATGAATATGACTCAAAGTAGATTTTTTTGCACAAAGTGTGGAAAAGAAGGAATTCCTATAATGAGAAAAATGGGTCAGCAAAGAGAAGCAGGGCATTTAAAAAAATTATTTTGTATGTTCTGTAACGAAGAAGTAAATCATGCAGAAATACGTGAAATAGGTGGATATACAATAGAAGATTTTAAAAAAGAATTTACATTAGGGCGATTTGTAGATGGGAAAAGAGAACCTCTTGATGATTGCACTTGTAGTAAATGTCCATTTAATATTAATGGAAAGTGTTGGAATAGCAATAGGAGTGCTAATTGTAAACACAAACCAATAAAAAAGGAAGTGATTAGTAATGAGTAAAATGTATGTAATGATAGGTGCGCCAGGAAGTGGAAAAAGCACTTATATTAAAAATCATATTAAAGATAATGAATTAGTTATATCAAGAGATATAATTCGTTTTGCAATGCTTAACGATGGAGATGATTATTTTTCAAAAGAAAAACAAGTATATAATGAATTCATAAAACAAATAAATGCGGCAATCGCCAATGAGATAGACATATATGTCGACCAAACAAGCCTTAACCGCGGGGCCCGCAGTAAATTATTTAATAGATTAGAGAAAAAACCTGATGAAATTATTGCAATTTATATTAAAAAACCATTAGACATTATATTAAAATACAATGCAAAAAGAACTGGCCGCGCATTAGTGCCAGAAGATGCTGTTATAAATATGTATAATTCTATTGAAGAACCTACTTTAGAAGAAGGTTTTACTCAAATAAATATAATATAAGGAGGTAGTTTATGTTAAAAATAGTATTCAAATATAGAGATGATTATTCTTATCCTAATTGGAATGAACAAGAATGTATATGTAACTCACTTAAAGAATGTAAAGAAATGTATGGATTAGGAGTAGACTGTGAATATCAAATAATAAGTATAGAAGAAATAAAATAGAGAATTGATAAAAAAATAGAAAAATATCAATTAAAAGAAGGGAGGATTGATAATAATGGAAATGAGTAATAAAAAAATCTGGTTTACTTCAGATACTCATTTTGGTTAAGGTCATGTTAAAGATTTTCTTTGGTCTCCAAGAGGTTTTAATTCAATAGAAGAGCATGATGAAGCGATTATTAAAAATTGGAACGAAGTAGTTGGACCTGATGATATCGTATATCATTTAGGAGATGTTATGTTAAATGATAATGACCATGGGATGAAATGTATTAGCCGTCTTAATGGGCATATTTATCTTATATTAGGAAATCATGATACCAATGGAAGAGTTTTATTATACGAACAATGTCCTAATATAGATGAAATAGTATTTGCAAAAGAAATTAAAATAGGCAAAAATTATTTCTTTTTATGTCATTATCCAGTTGTTACTGCAAATTATGATGATGATAAACCATGGGCTAAACATTTAATTAACCTTCATGGACATACTCATTTTACTGAGAAATTTTATGATAATAACCCTTATATGTATAATGTAGGATTAGATGCTCACAATAATTATCCTGTTGAAATTAATGAAATTATTGCCGATATCAAGGAAAGAAAGATGCAACTTGATAGACAATAATTTTTTTCTTATAATATAAATATATAAAATAGGAGGAATAAAAATATGTTTAGAACTTTTAAGTTATTAATGTTTATTTTATGGCTAATAGATATATTAAATATAGATTTCTTAATTAATGGAACTCATTTAGCAACATTTTTAGATATTACACTTCCAATAAATGGCTTATTTTGGTTACTTTATTGGCTATTAGTACCTAGTTCAAATTATATCATTCAAAAGGAGGATTAATAATGAAATATAAATTATTAGAAGCCGTCTATGATAATGCTTTTGGAAACTCTTATGTAACAATAGGAACCGATTTAGGAGAATTTCATGGCTTTTGTAAACTTCATGAAGAGGATAAAGATATAGAGTCTAATTTCTTTGGATGTAAGATTGCGGAAATGCGTGCTATTTGTAAATATGGAAAAGCAAAAAGTCAAAGATTAAAAATAAAAATAGATACTTTAAAAAGTATTATTGAAGGTATGGAAAAAATAAATAATTATGAAAAAAATAGTGTAGAAGCTAGATATATAAGAAAACAATATTTTATTTTAGAAGAAAGATATAATCGTTGGCAAGTTAGTATTAAAAATTTAGAAGATGGTATCTATTATGCTATGAAAAATTATAGAGAAGAAAAAGAAAAATTAATAGAAAAAATAAATAAAAAGCCAGCTGAAGAAGAATAAAGGCTGGCTTTATAAATAAGGGGTTGGTAGCTATGAATAAAAATATAATAAAAATATATACTGATGGTGCATGTAGCGGAAATCCTGGTCCAGGAGGCTGGAGTTGTGTAGTATATGACGATAATCGCCGCATAATTACAGATGCTTATACTGGAAGTGAAGGCACTTATATGGAAGGTCATTTAATACAAAAGAAAGATACTACTAATAATCGCATGGAAATAATGGGATTATTAAAAGCTTTAGACCTTGCTGTAAATAAATATAATGATTGCTGTTGTATAATATATTGTGATAGTGCTTATTGTGTTAATATGTTCAATGAATGGATTAAGACTTGGGCCGCAAATAACTGGATTAACAGTTCAAAGCAGGAAGTAAAAAATTTAGATTTAGTTAAAAAATTATATGAATATACAAAGATTGATTTTCCTAATTTTTCTGTTTATAAAATAGATGGACACAATAATCATATAGGAAATGAACTTGCTGATGCTTATGCTATTGCTGAGAAATGCGGCGATGGAACAAAATTAGCTAAAATTATTAAAGAAAATGATATTACTCTTGCCATAGAGTAATTTTTTTGATTTTAAAGGAAAATTTTGTTATAATTAATATAGAAGAAATTTTAGAAGGAGGAAAAATAATGAACGATAAGAAATTATATACTAAAGACTCAATCGAATCATTAGATGACTTAGAATTTACTCGTCTTAAACCAGGAGTATATGCAGGTGATACTACATATTCAACTCAATTATTAGTCGAAATAGTTTCTAATGCCGTTGATGAATTTAGATTAGGTCATGGAAATGAAATAGATATTAAGATACAAAATAAAGATAAAGATACTATTGTTGAAGTTCGTGATTATGGTCAAGGTTTCTTAGTTAATGAAGTTCGTGAAGATGGAAAAACAGTTCTTGAAGCTGCCTTTAGTGTTTTAAATACATCAGGTAAATATAGAGCAGATGGAACTTATGAAGGAACATCTTTAGGTTCATTTGGTATCGGTTCAAAAATTACTACTTACTTATCTCATTGGCTAGAAGTTGAAACATATAGAGACAAAAAATGTGAACAAGTAAGATTTAAAGAAGGTATTTTTGAAAAAAGAAATGTTCAAGATACTACTGAAAAATCTGGTACTCTTGTTAAATGGCAACCAAGTGAAGAATTCTTTACATATACTTCAATAGAAGAAAATAAAATCAAATCATTATTAAATACAATTAGTTGTTTATGTCCTGGATTAAAAATTAATTTAACATTAGATGGAATAACAACAACTTATTATTCAGAGCATGGTTTAAATGACCTTGTAGATGAAGCTGTAAAAGATAAAGAAATTATTACTAATAGATTTAATATGAATTATAGCGAAGGTAAAGAAAAATTAGATATGGTATTAACATATACTTCTAATTATTCACTTACTCTTGTTCCTTATATTAATACAGGTCTAACAGAGAAAGGTCCTCATATAACTCAAGTTAAAACTATTATTACAAGAGAGTTTAATAAATTTTTTAGAGATAAAAAATGGTTAAAAGAAAAAGATGAAAATTTAACTGGGGATGATATACAAGAAGGAATGTATATTGTATTTAATATGACAGCTCCTAATGTAGCTTATGATGCTCAAGTTAAATCAACAGTAACTAAATTAGATATGGGTAATTTTAGTACAGCAATAGCTGAACAATTACAAATATGGCTAATAAATAATGAAAAAGAAATAAAAATTATATTTGATAAGGCGGCTGCCGCAAGAAAAGCTAGAGAAGCTGCTAAAAGTGCTCGTGAAAGAGTTAGAGAAAATAATAAAAAGAAAGAAAAAGCATTAAAATTTGATAGTAAACTTGCTGACTGCTATGGAAAAGATAGAAGTAAATGTGAAATATATATTACCGAAGGAGATTCTGCCTCAGGTAACTTGAAATCAGCAAGAAATAATGAATTCCAAGCAGTAATGCCGGTTCGTGGTAAAATATTGAATACACAAAAAGCAAGTTTAGATAAAATACAAAAAAATGCAGAAATTATGACAATGATTGATGCTTTTGGATTATATATTGATACTAAAACTATGCAAGTTACTTATGATAAAGATAGTTTAAGATATGGTAAGATTATTATTGAATCAGATGCGGATGTAGATGGTCGACAAAAGTGCGGGCCAATGAAAAACTTTTCACTTAACCAAGTGGGTACTATTGGACAAAACTAATTTATGAGATATGTACATTTCTCATATAATAGTAAGAAGAGAAGATAGTGCTAACGGGGAATCCTAAGTCTAATAAAGATATGGAAATCCCGTGGGAAACATTATTAATTCAAACTCTTCTTAAAGGAGAGATAAAAATGATAGGAATTTACAAAATAACAGATAAAACTAATCAAAATATGTTTTATATAGGACAAAGTAATGATATTGAAAGAAGATTTAAAGAACATCAACAAAAAACTTATGAACAAAGTAGAATTCCTTTTGATAAATATATTAAAGAAAAAGGAAAAGAAAATTTCTTTTATGAAATATTAGAAGAATGTTCATTAGAACAGTTAAATGAAAAAGAAAAATATTGGATTAAATATTATAATGCTACTGAATCAGGAAATCAAACCGAAGGAGGTTTTACCGATGTTATAGGTAGTCATAATCCAAAATCTAAATTAACAGAAGAGGATGTTGTTCAAATCAGAATAGCCTATAAAGAACATAAAAAACAGAAAGATATTTATGAAAATTTTAAAGATAAAATAAGTTTTGGTTATTTTCAAAATTTATGGCAGGGACGCTCTTGGAGTCATATAATGCCAGAAGTCTTTACAAAAGAAAATAAAGAATATTATATATATCAAAATAGTAAAGGAGATAAAGGAGCTGGAGCTAAATTTACCGATGAAGAAGTAATTCAAATAAGAAATAGATATGTAAATGAAAGCGCCAAAGATATCTATAAAGATTATAAAGATAGAGTTTCTTTTCAAACTTTACAACAAATATTATGGGGAAGGTATTATTCACATCTTCCTATATATAAAAAGAAAGAAAAAATTTGGATTAATAATGAACCTGTATCGACTATTCCCTAGGTCTTCTGGGCAGGGAAGTAGGGCTGCTATTGGTACGCAGTAGTGTTATAAGAAATGAAGCACTTTAAATGCCGAAATGGTTTCCTCTCGTAAGAGAGTAAAAGATAGTCAGTGCCTATGGAAACATAGGAAGTGCACGGCGCATATTAAAAACTTATTCTATACTTTTATATGGAATTTCTGTCCTCAATTAATTGAAGATGGATATATATATGCAGGAGTTCCACCACTATATAAAGTAACAATAGGCAAAGAATATAAATATATTAAAAATGATGAAGAATTAGAAGAATTTAAAAAATCAATAGGCGACAAAAAAATAACTGTTAATCGTATGAAAGGTTTAGGTGAAATGTCAGTTGATGAGACTGAAGAAACATTAACTGACCCTAACAATAGAATAATTAAACAAATAACAGTTGAAGATGCGGCGGCCGCAGATAAATTATTTAATGATTTAATGGGAACTGCTATTGTCGCACGCAAGGAGTTTATTAAACTTCATAGTTCGGAGGCTGAATATAATGCCGAATAGAAAAAATTTAGAAGGTCAAAAATTTGGTCCTTTAACCGTTATTAAATTAGACAAAGAAAAAACTAATTTAAAGAAAAGAGCATTTTGGCTTTGTCAATGCGATACTTGTGGTTTAATTCACTCTATTCGTTCAGATAGTTTACAACAATGTGATAAATGTCCTAATAATAATCATAGTAAATTAGTAAAGAATGAAATAGGAAATAAGTATGGAAAATTAACTGTTATAGAAAGGGCTGAAAAAACTAATAATAATAAAAATGCTTTTTGGAAATGTAAATGTGATTGCGGGAATGAAATTATTATTAATGGTATTGATTTAAGAAGAGGTCATAGCCAATCTTGTGGATGTATTAAATCACTAGGAGAAGAAAAAATATCTAATATTTTAAGAAAAAATGATATTATTTTTGAAAAAGAAAAAACTTTTGAGGATTGTATAAACCCTGAAACTAATACTAGATTAAGATTTGATTTTTATCTTCCTAGTTATGATATTTTAATAGAATATCAAGGTAGTCAACATTATGAAGCATCTAATTCAGGTTGGAATACTAAAGAAAAATTAATAAATCAGATAAAAAAAGATAAAATAAAAAAACAATGGTGTATGAATAATAATAAAATTTTAATAGAAATTTCCTATAAAGATTTTAATAATATAACAATAAATAAATTATTGGGAAGGGAGAGTTTTAGTAATGAATAATAGCACGAATGATATAATAAATGAATTAAGTAAGAATTTTATTGAATATGCCGCAGCTGTAAACGAAGATAGAGCGATACCTGATGCTACATCAGGTCTAAAACCAGTTGCTAGAAGAATATTATGGGGGGCTTTTGAGAAGGGATATGCAAGTTCAAAACCTCATGTAAAGTCTGCTAAAATAGTAGGAGACGTTATGGGTAGCTATCACCCTCATGGCGACTCTAGTATCTATGGAGCAATGATTCGTCTTTCTCAAAATTGGGTTATGCGCTATCCATTAATTGAAGTTCATGGTTCTAATGGAAATATAGATGGTGATGGACCAGCCCATATGCGTTATACTGAAGCAAGATTATCAAAACTTGCAGAAGAGGGTATGTTGGCTGGAATAAAAAAGAGAAATGTAGATTTTATTCCTAACTATTCTGAAGATGCAGAAGAGCCAGTTACATTACCTGCAATATTCCCTAACTTATTATGTAATCCAAACACAGGCATAGGTGTTGCAATGGCATGTAATTTTGCTCCACATAATTTAAAAGAAGTAGCTCAAGCCATTCATGATTATATAGATGGTAAAGAACCTATGCTACCAGGCCCAGATTTTCCAACAGGTGGAATAGTTATTAATAAAGATGATATACCAAAAATAATGGAGACTGGACATGGGTCTGTAAAAATTAGAGCTAAATATAAAGTTGAAGGGCAAAACATTGTATTTTATGAGATTCCTTATGGAACATCAACAGAAGCTTTAATGACTGAAATTGGTGAGGTTAGTGAAGATAAAATTGTTGAAGGTATTGTTAATATAAGAAATGAAAGTAATAAAAAAGGATTAAGAATTGTAGTAGAGTGCGGAAAAGGTATTAATCCAGATTCTGTAGCGCAAAGACTATTTTTAAAAACTAATTTACAAAATAGTTTTTCATATAATCAAGTTGCTTTAATAAATAAAACACCAACAGAAGTAAACTTAAAAGACTGTATTAAAATTTATTTAGAGCATAATATTCAATGTATAATTAAAGAATATGATTTTGACCTAAAGAAAGCGGAAGCCCGCCTTGAAATTGTAGAAGGTTTGTTAAAAGCATTGCAAGATATTGATAATATAATTGCATTTATTAAGAAATCTGAATCAAGTGCAGTTGCTAAAGATGGCTTAATTAAAGAATATAAATTTACTGAACCTCAAGCAAAATCTATTGTCGCTATGAGATTAGGTAGCTTAGCTAAATTAGAAGGTGTAGAACTTAATGAAGAAAAGGCTAAATTGAATAAGACTATTGATGAACTTAATAAAGTGTTAGGTTCTGAGACAGAACAATTAAATGTTGTCTTAAATAGATTAGATGATTTAGTTAAAAAATATGGCGATGCAAGAAGAACTGAATTAGCTCAAATAGATATTCCTAAAGAAGATAAAGAAACAGTTGCAGTTATCCCTGAAGATGTAGTTGTTATGGTATCTCAAACAGGAGATGTTAAACGAATTCCTAAGGCTAGTTTTAGAACTCAAAGAAGAAACGGTAAAGGAGTTAAATCTGAGGATGATGCAATTTTAACATCAATTAGAACTAACACTATTGATAATCTATTAATCTTTACTAATAAGGGAAGAATGTATAAAATATTAGTAGATAAACTACCAATCGGTACAAATGTATCAAAAGGTCAACCAATAGCTACTCTAATTAGTATTGAACCTGATGAGAAAGTAATTGCGGCCGCTAGTTTAGATAGGGATACAGATGCTGAATATGTAGTATTTACTACTAAAAAAGGTTTATTTAAGAAAACTTTATTAAGTGAATATAAATCTATTAAAAAGTCAACTGGAACACAAGCTATCAAGTTAAAAGATGGAGATAGTATAGCTAATGTAACTTTTATGAAGGATGAAGAATTTATGATGTTTACTAAAAAGGGTATGGGAATTAGATTTACTACTAATGAAATTAATCCAATAGGTAGAGTAACATCTGGAGTAAAAGGTATTAATTTAGCTGATGATGATGAAGTTGTAGCCAGCTTCCCAATTGATAATGACAAAAAACAAATTGCTATTATAGGTAAAAATGGCTATGGTAAGAGATGTGAACTATCTGAATTTAGTTGTCAAGGACGAGGCGGAAAAGGTTTAAAAACTGGACAAGAAATTGTTGGAGCTGAGTTAGTAGCTGATGAAGATAACTTACTATTAGTTGGTAACCCAAATAGTATATGTATTGAAGCTAATGAAATAACTACTCAAGGAAGAACAACAATAGGGGTAAAATTAGCTCAAAATGAAATAAGAAATGTTGTAAGATTATAACAACATTCTTTTTTTATGCGCGGCAGCCGTTGTTTAATCCTCAAGCGCGATAAAAATATGCAATAACCGGCTACCGCAAATTATATTTATATTGATTTTTTATTTAAAATATTATATAATAATAATGAAAAAAGGAGAAAATAGAATGAAAAGAGAATATTGTTTAGTAAATTTTTCTATAGAGAATAATGAAGTAGTATCTTTCCGTTTACCATATGTTGAGGGGACTTTTGAAGAAATGAAAACCATTGCGGATGATATATTAAAATATGATAACGCTTATAATATGTTAGTAAAAGATTCTAATAAAGAATGGACTGAAGGCATGCTTGATGAAAACCATATTATTTTGAAATACAATTCACATGATGAGGAAAAGAGTAGGATAGGTATAATTATGATTTTACCTTATGGTGATGCTCAACTTCAATTAGAATATATTAATAAGTTTCGTAAAGAGGTTTAAAGCCTCTTTTTGAACATTATTAAAATTTATTATATAATATAATTGTAAATGAAAGGAAGGGATAAGTATGATAGATAATAATATAACTGAAATAAGAACATTAATAGATAAGTTAAACTATTATACAAAAAAATATGATGAAGGAAAACCAGAAATATCAGACCAAGAATGGGATGATATGTATTTTCAACTACAAAAATTAGAAAATAAATATCATACTTATTGCGAAGATAGTCCTACTCAAAGAGTTAATTATCAAGTAATTAATAAATTAAATAAAGTAGAACATAATCATCCAATGTTATCATTAGATAAGACAAAAGAAATAGATAGCATATCTGCTTTTGTTGCTAACAAAGATTATGTTGCTATGGCTAAAATGGATGGACTTACTTGTTCATTACGCTATTTAGATGGTAAATTAATCTCTGCGGAAACTCGCGGTAATGGGACTATTGGAGAAGATATCCTTCACAATGCTTTACAAGTTAAAAATATTCCTAATAAAATTAACTTTAAGAAAGAGTTAATTATAGATGGAGAAATTATTTGTACTTATGAAGATTTTAAATATTATGAAGATGAATATAAAAATCCAAGAAACTTTGCTTCTGGTAGTATAAGATTATTAGATAGTAAAGAAAGTGCTATGCGTAGACTTACTTTTGTAGTTTGGGATTGTATCAAAGGTTTAGAAAATGACCAAGATACTTTAGTAGGTAAGTTAGAATATCTAGCAGATTTAGGATTTACAGTTGTACCAATGTATTTTGGAACTAAAAATATTCAAACAGCAATAGACCAAATCAAACTAAAATCAAAAGCATTAAGTTATCCAATTGATGGAGTTGTATTTAAACTTAATCAATGTGATGAATATAATGCTGCAGGTAGAACTGACCATCATTTTAAAGGTGGTTTGGCTTATAAATTTTATGATGAAGAATATGAAACTAAACTTCGAGATATACAATGGACTATGGGTAGAACTGGAGTATTAACTCCAGTAGCTATATTTGATACTATTGAAATTGATGGAACAGAAGTATCAAAAGCAAGTCTTCATAATGTAAGTGTTTTATCTGATATTTTAGGTAAACCTTTTATTGGACAGCCTATATGGGTATATAAAGCCAATATGATAATTCCTCAAATATCAAGAGCAGAAAAACCTGAATTAAAAGAGGTATTAGGTATGGGATTTGATTATCCTATTGAAGATTATTTAATAACTCCTAATGTATGCCCTTTATGCGGAAGTGAAACTGAACTTAAAGATAATGATGGAGTAGTAACTTTATATTGCGGCAATCCGCAATGTCAAGGGAAACTTATAAATCGTTTAGACCATTTTTGTGGAGAAAAAGGTTTAGATATAAAAGGGCTTTCAAAGGCAACTCTCGAGAAACTTATAGACTGGGGTTGGGTTTCTAGTTTTATAGATATATATAAATTAGAAAACTTCTCAAAAGAATGGAAAAACAAAGCTGGTTTTGGTGAAAAGTCAGTAGAGAGGATCTTGGAAGCCATAAACATGAGTAGAAAAACTACTTTAAGTGCAGTTATTGCGGCAGCAGGGATACCATTAATAGGAAGAACAGTGGCTAAAGAATTAACAAAATATATAAAAACTTATGAAGATTTTAGATATAAAATAGAAACAGGTTTTGATTTTACAGTATATGATGGTTTTGGAGAAACTATGGCTGCTGCTTTATTAAATTTTGACTATAAAGAAATTGATGATGTAGTTGATTATGCGCTTGAAATAGAGGAGGCTGAAGAGAATAATAATTCTCAATCATTAGAAGGAATTACTTTCTGTGTAACAGGAAAAGTTCATATATATAAAAATAGAAATGAATTAAAAGCTGATATAGAAAGTAGAGGCGGAAAAGTAGTAGGTAGTATGTCAGGAAATGTAAATTATTTAATTAATAATGATAATACTAGTACTTCAAGTAAAAATATCGCCGCACAAAAAGCAGGGATTCCAATTATTACAGAGGAAGAATTGCAGTTAATGTTTAATTAGATTGATGAATTAAAAATTTTCAGATATAATATATATATGAAAGATAAAAAGAAAATTAAAAGAGTAGCACAAAAAATTGTTGACCTCGAAAAGTTGTGTTTAACTGATAAAAATAACTTAAATAAATATTTAGAGAGGATGCAACAATTAACTGAGAGTCTTTCATTTGAAGAGCTACTCGCAGTTGATGAGTATATACTAAGTAATAATTTATTGAAAAGATAAAAAATTTTAGTTATAATACTTATAGGAAAACATAATAAATAAAATAGAAAAGGAGATAAGAGAATTATGTTAAAACCAAATAGTAAAATCGTATTTGAATATGTAAAAGAAAATGAAGCTAATGGAATTACAGCTGCTATGATAGCTGAAGCAACTGGATTACCAGTAAGAAGTGTTAACGGAATCGTTACATCAGCATTCCAAAGAAAAGGATTAATGGTTAGAGAAGAACATGAAATCGAATTAGAAGATGGTTCTCACGATAAAGTTAAATTCATCAAATTAACTGATGAAGGTAGAGCATTCGATCCAGAAGCTACAGAAGACGCTGAATAATTTTAAAGAATAAAAAAGGAGGAGCTGGGTTTAACCTAGCTCTTTTATTTTTGGAAAGGAATAAGATATGCAAAATTTTATTACTTTATTTTTATTTGTTTGTTGTATTATATTATTTTGTATAGTTATTTTTAAAAAATATAAAAACAATGAAATAAATAATAATATAAAAGAAGAAAATAATAAATTAGAAATTGATAGATTAGTAAAAGTAAAAGAATTAGAAAGTTTAGACCATCAATTGGAATTAAAACAAATGGCTATAAAAGCCACAGAAGATATTGCTAAAAACATGAAGACAACAGCCTATGATGCCTATACTCAATACCAAGATTTATTAAATACAGACTATGAGAAGATTGAACAAGAGCATGACCAAGCTATAGATGGGTTAAGAATAGCTTATGATAATTTACAAGATATATTAATGTTAAAAATTAAAGATGTTCAAAAAGACCTAGATAAAATTACATCAACACGTGCAGCCGCAATGAAAGCTCAATTAAAAGAACAAGAGATAAAAGATAAACAATCTTTTTACTGTCCTCAAGTTCCACAAGATGAGCTTAAAGATGCTAAAACTCTTCGTGATATAGAATATAAATTAAATAATCCTCGTATATTAAGAATGCTTATATGGCAAAGTTTTTATCAAAAACCAATAAATCAAGTGTGCGCAAATGTACTAGGTGCGGCAACCGCAACTAAATGTGGAATATATAAAATAACAAATCAAAAAAATAATTTAGTTTATATAGGTCAAGCTGTTGATATTGCAACCCGTTGGAAAAATCATGCGAAAGCTGGTTTAGGAATAGATACTCCAGCTAATAATAAATTATATAAAGCAATGATGGAAGATGGACTTGAAAGTTTTTCATTTGAAGTTTTAGAGGAATGCAGCCGTGATGAGCTTAATGAAAAAGAAAAATTCTATATTTCATTATATCAATCAGATCAATATGGCTATAATTCAAATTCAGGAATAAATAAGAGTTAATTGATAAACTCTTATTTTTTAATTATAATATTTATATAAAGAATTTTAAAGAAATAACACCTGGGAGTGCCGTACTAAAGGTTTGACACCAATGAAATTTTTTAGTATAATAATATTAGAAATAATTAAATCATGAGATAAAAGAATGAATTAAATTATTTTTAAAAGAAAAGAATATTTAGAAAAGGAGAAGAAAATATTATGAGAAAACCACAAAACACAGAAAGAATTGAAGGAAGAATTTATCAACATGATTTAGCAGTAAAACAAGTTCAAAACAAAGACTCTGCAAACTTTGGTAAAGACTTCATTAACGGTAACTTAGAAATAGCTACTGATGAAGAAGGTTTAAATGTTATTAAAGTTCATTTTACTTATGTAACTGAAACTACAAGTAAAGGAACTAAAAATAATACTTATACTAACTTAAAGAAAATTATTGAAGAAGGAAAAACTTGGGTTGCTGATGGAAAAGATAATGCTATGAAAGTAAGAGTTAACACTGCATTAGCATTAAATGACTTTTATAATAATAATGATGAATTAGTATCAGCAAAAACTAACGAAGGCGGATTTGTAACTTTCATCAATGAATTAGGAGAAGAAAAAGAAAGAAATACATTCTCAGTTGATATGGTTATAACTAATGTTGAACACAAAGATGCTGATGATGAAAAAAATATTGAAGAACACTCTGTAGTTAGAGGAGCTATCTTTAATTTTAGAAATGCTTTATTACCTGTTGACTTTAAAGTAAAAAGTGCAGATGGTATGAAATATTTTGAAGATTTAGGAGCTACAAATGCTGAACCTGTATATACAAAGGTTTGGGGTAAAATAGTATCTGAAACTAGTACAACTACTCAAGAAGTTGAAAGTGCATTTGGAGAAGCTGCTGTAAGAACTTATAAAAGCACAAATAAAGAATGGGTTATTACAGGAACTGCAAAAGTACCATATGACTTCGGAGATGAAAATGTATTAACTGCTGAAGAATTAACAAAAGCTAGTCAAGATAGACAAACTTATTTAGCAGAAGTTAAACAAAGAGCAGATGAATATAAAGCTAGTAGAGCAGCTGGAAACATACCAGCACCTGCTACACAAGCTACTACAACTGCTACTAAGACAGCTGAATTTACTTTCTAATTCAGCTTTCTTAACGATAATATATTAAGAAAAGGAGAGTTTTAGATGGCTATAGATTTAATGAGTTTACAACCTCATAAAGTTAGTCGTGACCTACGCGGATACTCTGTTTTCTTTTATGGAGAACCAAAAAGTGGTAAAACAACTACTGCCGCTCATTTTCCAGAAGCTCTATTATTAGCTTTTGAAAAAGGTTATAATGCTATTCCAGGAATTATAGCTCAACCTATTAATTCATGGTCTGAGTTTAGACAAACTTTAAGAGAGTTAAAGAAACAAGAAGTAAAAGAAAAATTTTCAACAATAGTTATTGATACAGCTGATATTGCATATGACTATTGTACTAAATATATTTGCGATAATGCAAAAAGACCAGATGGTGGATTTGGAGTTGACTCTATTAGCGACATTCCATTTGGTAAAGGATATGGACAAGTTAGTCAAGAATTTGATGAATGTTTAAGAAGTATCGTTCAAATGGACTATGGTCTAGTATTAATAAGTCATGCTACTGATAAAACTTTTAAAAATGAAAGCGGAGAAGAATATAATCAAATAGTTCCAACTTTAGATAAAAGAGCAACTAATATTGTATCTCGTATGGCTGATATTATAGGATACTCAAGAGTAGTTACTACTGATGAAGGAGATAAAACAATGTTATTTATGAGAGGAACTAATAGATATATGGCTGGGTCTAGATTTAAATATACTCCAGATTATATAGAATTCTCTTATGAAAATTTAACAAATGCAATAGCAAATGCAATTGATGAGCAAAGCAAAACTGAAGGAAGCGATTATTTTACTGATGAAAGAAGTAATTTATATATTCCTAAAGATGAAGAATTAGACTTTGATAAATTAATGAATGAATTCCAAGATTGTATAAATAGAATTATTAAAAAAGTTAATAATGAAGATAGGTTTTCAAGTGAATATACACCAAGAATTACTCAAATAACTGAAAAATACTTAGGTCGTGGAAATAAAGTTAGTCAATGCTCAAGAGAACAAGTAGAAGCTTTATCTTTAATTGTAGAAGATTTAAAAGAACTTGAAAAACTTGAAATTTAATTTGCGATGGCGCTCTAAGAGCGTCTTTTTGATTTTTCTTTAAATAAATAGTATAATATAAAAAAGAAGTTTAAGAATAGGAGGTGCGGCAATGGCTAAACTAATGGCTAAATGTTATTATTGCGGTTTACAGTTTGATAGAAATGTAGAAGAGTTTGTTGCTATTAATAGTAGACGCTATGCTCATAAAACTTGTCATGAAAAAGCGCAATCAAATAAAACGCAAGAAGAAAAAGATTATGAAGCACTTACTAATTATATTAAACGAATATTCGGATATTCAACAATTCCATCAAAAATAAGTAGACAAATAACTGATTATAAAAGACAATATGATTTTACTTACAGTGGAATGTTAAAGGCTCTTATATGGTGGTTTGATGTAAAAAAGAATACAATAGAAGGAACTAATGGTGGAATAGGAATTTTACCCTATATCTATAATGACGCAAAAACTTATTATTATGGTCTTTATATTGCGCAAATGGCGAATCAAGGTAAACAAATCGTCACTAAGGTTGAAGAGGTTGAGATAGCTCCACCTCAAGTCTATGTGCAGCCGCCACGATTATTTAAAATAGAGGAGGAAGAAAATGAGTAAATATGAAGATATCCCATCAGTAGTTCAAGTTATAGGTAATATATATAATAATCCAAAATTATTAGATAATGAAAAATATAGTTTTAATGAAGAAGATTTTTCAAATGATTTTCATAGAATAATATTTGGTAGTATATATAACTTATATATGATGGGAGCTAAAGAAATAACAATTAATGCTATTGAAGACTATTTATATAATAGACCAACTTCTTATGGTATATATCAAAATAATAAAGGAAATGAATATTTACAAAAATTATCTACTGAAGTCCAATTATCTACTTTTGATTATTATTATAATAGAATGAAAAAAATGACTTTATTAAGAGAATATGATAAGATAGGAATGGATTTAAAATGGTTATATGACCCTGATAATATACTAGATAGTAAGAAAAAACAAGCTCAAGAAGATTGGTTTGATAATACATCTCTTGAGACAATGGCAGATACCATTAATAGAAGAATTGAAGAAATTAGATTAAAATATGTAGATGGCACTAATGAGGAATACGTTCAAGCAGGAGAAAATATTGATGAACTTATAGATAGATTGCAAAAAAATCCAGAAATAGGATATCCTTTATATGGGCCTCTTATTAATACAGTAACCCGTGGAGCAAGATTAAAAAAATTATATCTTCGTAGTGCGGCAACCGGTGTAGGTAAAACTCGTGCTATGATAGCAGACGCTTGTAATATAGCCTGTGATGAGTTATATAATTTAGAAACTAATAAATGGGAAGTTAATGGAACTAAAGAGCCTACTTTATTTATAACAACAGAACAAGAAGTTGATGAAATACAAACAATGATGTTAGCATTCTTAAGCGGAGTCAATGAAGCTCATATTATATATAATAAATATGAAGAAGGCGAATTAGACCGTGTTATATATGCAGCTAAATTAATAAAATCATCTCCACTTCATATTAAAAGGTTGCCAGATTTTAGTTTACAGGATATTGAAAATGCAATTAAATTTGGTATTCATGAATGGGGAGTTAGATATGTATTCTTTGATTATCTACATACTTCATTAAAAATCTTAGGAGAAGTTTCTTCAAAGGCTGGAATAAAAGGTCTAAGAGAAGATAATGTCCTATTTATGATAGCAATAAGACTTAAAGATATATGTAATGAATATGGAGTCTTTATAATGACAGCAACTCAATTGAATGCTGAGTATACAACAGCTCAACAATATGACCAAAATTTATTAAGAGGTGCAAAATCTATTGCTGATAAAATTGACTATGGTGCAATTATGTTACAAACATCTCAAGAAGATAAAGATGCACTAAAGCCATTGTTAGCAAAACAAAATTTACCAATACCTGAAATAAAAATGTCTGTATATAAAAATAGACGTGGTCAATACAAAGATATTCTTTTATGGTGTAAAGCTGATAGAGGAACTTGTAGAATTGAACCTTTATTTGCAACTGATTATAAATATGAAATAGTAGATTTACCTGATTTAAAAATAAAAATTAATCCTAATATAAGCGCAAGTGCATTCTAGGATAAAGGAGGGATTGCCGTATGGATGATAAAGAAAGATTAGAAGAAATAAAAAATAATTTGACAATAGACCAAATAACAGATATATTAATCTCTCTAGGCGGCGATCCAGTACCTAAAGGTGATTATATAGTATGTAGAACAATCTGTCATGGTGGAGACAGTCATAAATTATATTATTATGATAATACAAAATTGTTTAGATGTTATACAGAATGTTCTGATACTTTTGATATATTTGAACTAATTGTTAAGATACAAAGCCAAGGCGGGGATACTTATTCATTACCGCGAGCTTTAAATTATGTAATAACTTATTTTAATTTAGATATAGAAAATAAAAATTTTCCTGATGAGAAAGATAAACTACAAGATTGGCAAA